CAGTTCATCCCTGCGACCCGAAAGCTTGGCGTAAAGTGCTGCTGCCTTTTCTTCGTCAAATGGAAAGCCAAAATGCTCTTGCTCTAAACAGATACGGTGAATCTCATGTTCTAAATCCATAGCATCTTGGCTGTAGTCTTTAGAGATGATCTTGTCGTATAGCTTTACGTTGACTAGTACGTCTTGGACGCAGTATTGAAGCATCTCTTTCGAGTACGTTTCCCAATCTGCATTGACACCATAATCACCCTTGAGACACTTAAGGCGGTAGCCCCAAGACTCTAAAGAATGTCTACCTCTTAGCTTCGGGGGTAAGGTTTGGTTAGTCGCGTCAACCTCTCCTATGTTCCCCCAGATAAGCCGACACTGTATTAACGTGTCTGTTAATTTAGCACTAGTGTGCCAAGTAGGATAAAGCTTTTTAATAACCATCAGGTCGTAACCCATGATGTTATGCCCAATCAATTCTTCAGCATCTGCAAGTAGCTGTAGACCCTCTTCGATATTCCCTACCTCGGTGCTGAACTTCTGTAACTTCCGTGTAGTCAAGTTAGCTGCAACAATGCAGTGAATCTTAGTGACCTCATCGAGTAGGCCATTGGTTTCTAAATCGAATATGTAACGTGACATAACATCCTCTCGTTGGAGTGATTAATTAATTAAAGTCTGAAGCACCATGTACAACTTTAGCATCAGGTGCTTCACCTTTTACCATGCGGCCTGTTTTCTCATCGAACAGCAAGTAATCTGCTGGCCCTGTACGTCCTGTATACCGACACTTGAGGACGGTAAGTAAAGACGTGTTCCGTTGAGTGTCGTTTTCCTCCTGCTGGTTCCTTGAGATTGCATAGACATTGTTAGACAGTTGCTTAATAGAGCCTGAACCACGAAGGTCGTCACTAGACGGCACGTAGCCCTCTTCAAAGCTACGGCCCTGTGGTGCTTTCTTAAGGTGGCTTATTAATCCTATGTAAACCCCAAGTTCCTGCGTGAGCATCTTAAGGTTGTGCATAATGCTGTCGATAGCCCTACGCTCATCCTGACTGTCCTGTCCCAAGTCACTAACTAAAATACTAAGATGGTCAATCCAGATAACCTTGCAGTCTAAGCCTGTGGCGAAGTAACGAACTTTGTTGTACAAGTCGGTTTCGTCAAGAGAACCGAAGGCATCGTAGACGTTTAAGCGGTTGTTGCCCTTGTCATCGACAGCACCGAAGGTTTCATCGAAGCCTTTCCAGTAATCCTCATCGGGAACAAACTCACGTACATCAGGTAAGTTAAGACGCTTGCCTATGTGAATACCGATAAGACCTTCTGCGGTGTCTTCAAGAGGTTCCTCAAGATGAATTAAAGCTTGATTCAGTTCTGTAGTCTGCATGAAGTGCCACTGCATTTGCTTGATAAGCGTGGTCTTTCCCATACCTGAGCCTGAAGTAAAAACGTCCAGTTCTCCTATGCGGATACCGTAGGTCTTTTGGTTCATGCCTTGCATAAAGTCAGGCCATGCAAAGGAAGGTACGTCAGGGCGGTCTTCAAGACGCTTGCGTAGCTCAGAGCCACTAACAATCCCTGCTGGACTGTATGGTTCTGCTCTCCACATTGCGTTGACTAGATCAGCACCTAAGCCTTTCATTATCATGTCGCTGGCATCTTTGTGCGGCAGTGTGGCAATGTGCGCTTTCCTTGGGGGAAATAATGCTGCAACCTTTAATGCTGCTTCTTGACCACAAGAGTCCATATCAAACATGATGTTCACACGGTCAAAGCTGAGAAGCCACTCAATATTCTGAGTGACCGCACGGACACTACCTGCTGCTCCTGTCGGGACAGACACACAAGGCCACTTATTCCCTTGTGCCTGACTACCAGAAATTGCGTCTAATTCTCCCTCGAAAATTGTTACCATCTTACCGCCACTCGACCAAAGCCACTGACCATACAAAGGTATGTTTTTTGTGTCACCTAAAAACTTAAAAGTCTTATCAGGTAGACGAATCTTCTGAGCGATTGTGACACCTGTTTTATCTTTGTAGTTAGCCACTTGGACTGTGCTGCCGTGATACTCAGAAACAGTGTAGTCCCAAAGCTTGCACGTATCTGCATCAATCTTTCGTTTCTTGAGGTAAGTGTGTTCACCCTTCGGTATCAAACCAGATTGCATAGGTGCTACCTCTCGCTTAGTTAAATTAACGTCTTCTGGTATATTTGAGTCACAGCTAAAACAGTGGCCCCAACCGTTACTGTATATATGATACGCATTGCTGCTAGAGCAATCACTTTTAGGGCAGGGCAGCTTGCCTTGGACTAGGTACGAATCTCCTTCATTTGTGTTAACCATTCCTTCACCTCAAATACTGGGCAGCTTTTGTTAGGGTCTAAGTCGTTGTGACCAACCACGGCTGCGTTAGGGTAGATTTTGGATAACACGTCAACTAAAGAGTCGAGAGTGTCCCATTGGGGTTGAGTAAAGTTTGCATCGGCATCACCATCGGCATCCATACCGCCAACCAAACAAACTCCAATACTATTATGATTAAAAGAGGCTACGTGCGCTCCTTGGCTGTGTAATTCTCGTCCTGTTTCGATGAGTCCATCACGTCTAATAATTGTATGGTATCCGCAGCCCAGCCATCCCCGCCTCTTGTGCCATTGGTCGATCTCCTTGAAACCAATGTCCATTGTTGGTTTAGTGGCTGCACAGTGGATTACTATGTAGTCAGTCCTGTTTCTTATCTTCATAAGGTGCTTCCTCAAGCCAATCTTCGGGTACAGTTCCTTCGCAGTATTTAAAGTTATACTTCTCTGCCCACTGCTTATTGGTGTACCTTTTAGATTGAACTTTCGTGTTTAGATTTTGGAAGAGGAATCGAAACTCCTTGTGAGGGTACTGCGCTTTTAGCAGCCTCATCTTGCGGCAGTCCTCATCCCTGAACCACCCTTTAGCTTCTATGTAAATGCCGTTGGGTAGTTGGAAGTCAGGGAGGTATTTACGCTCGACTACATAAGGTATTCGCTCATGTTCGTATTGAAATTCAATACCTCTCTGGGTCAGATCAAAAGCTACGTTCTTTTCAAGACCGCTTCGATATTTAAAAGTCTTCGTCTTCGTCTTCGCTAAAGTCACCTTTACTAGCGGTGTCTTCTTTCTCAGCGAAGGGGCTTTGGTCTTCTTCAAATTGATAACCTTCTTCGGTGTCAAACGGGTTTTGTTCGTTGTTAAATACTTTCAAGTCGATGACCTGAACAGACTTAAGACGAAGAGATACACTGGCTTGCTTGGTACTAGCCAATAGATAAGGCACTGTTTCAAAAGCAACCTTACAAACAGAGCCATTACCGACTGAAATTTCTTCAGTAATCGGCTTACCTTTGGCATCGTATATCGCTGGTTTCTGCGTAAAGCTGTCGCCATTCTTCATTTCTACACGCGCTTTACACTTCAGCTTAAATTCAACTAAACCTGTCTCTTCACCGTTGTCATTTAGGACAGGCTCAAATGGAAAACGCTTAACCATTTTGCCTTGAAGCTTCGGGTTCTTTTTTAATTCAGAGTTATAAACAGCATCTACTTGGCGTATTAACTCATTCGTTAAATCTTCAGCATCGTCTTCTTTGACTCGTAGGTTGATCTTGTACTCACCGTGAGCGTTAAACTTAGTGTCTGGTTGGAACAGCTTTGCCCACTCGGCAGAACCTTTGGGTGTAACTAATACGTTTGATGAAGCCATAATTAATTCCTAGTGTTGGTAAAGTTGTACTAACGCACCTACATCAATGCCTTGAGAAAGCAAAGATGTATAAAGGTGCATCGGGATTGGCAGATCAAACTCGACAAACATAGTTGCCATTTCGATCTGAATTTCTTGATAACTCATAGTGCTGCTCCGTGATTTCGGTTCAGTTGTGTATAACGGAACGTTAATGTTCTTTCAGCATTAGTGGGACAAGTCAAGCGCATTAAGAAAAGAAATACTTAGATTCTAATACGCCCTGCAAGTCCAAGGTTCCGCGCTTAGGTGCGGGTGCGACTTCGGGTATGCACTTAAGCATCTGCTGTCTGAAGTCTTCGAGAACATCGTTATCTTCAAAAAAGCTTACAAACTCTTCCCGTAAACACCTAGCTAAAGTGGCAGCGTGTTTTGGTGTCGTCCCGAAACTATCATGTATCATCCAAAAGTCCGT